CAATTATATAGTAACATACAATAAAAAATAAATCAACCTTTAAGTTTCTTTATATATCAAAGACTTATCAAATAAATTATTTTTCATTTATTTTTTGTTATATTTCAATAACTTAGCCAATTTGTAATGTAAGTCATTGATTTCAAAAGGAACGTTTTTCTTGACTTTTGTAAGTTTTAATCGTATACTGTGTATATAAGTTAGAAAACGGAGAAACATATGTTTAGAATTCCAAATTTTTATGAAGACACACCAAGTTTTGACAATGCATGGAAAACAATTACAAACTTTGGACGGGGAGATGCACTCGAAGGTATGGAAGCAATGAACCGTGTTTGGGAAGAACATTGTGCATCTGGTAATGATGATGATGCATTTTGGGACAACTATATATATGAAGCAAACGCTTTCAATGTAGTGTTTGAAAACATGGGCAAATTATTTGGGAAAGCAGCATAATGGAATTTACTTACTCAGAGGATTGTATTTCGGACCTCCATAAAGAAGTTTATGGATTTCGTCCTAGTGAATCTTTTTGGCAAGAGTGGAACGAATCTACGCCTGGAGTAAAACAGAAGATCTGGGACGAATATTGTGACGCCAACGAGCGCCAAATGAAGGAAGACCAAGCCCGAGAAGCTCAAGCCGTTGAAGATTTTAAAAACGAAGTTGCTAGCGTAATTGAGCTTGGCGCTTGCAATTATCGTACTGCTATACGTTGGATGGCAGAAAGCGAGCCGTTTTACACTACTCAATGTGTTGAACATTGGGTCTGGAATCAAGGGATTCTGTTTACTGATTACGGACGTAAACTAGTCCAAGACTTAACAAGTGTTGTTAAATTTGAGGAGAGTGCGTGGTGATAGGAGAATTTTGGATATTACTTACTGCTGTAATTTTTACAGCGTATGGATGGTGGGTTGGCAATACTCGAGGATTCAGTATAGCAACTGAAGCAGTAATCGATAAGCTAATAGCTGACGGTTACTTGCGTTGTAAAACGGACAAGGACGGTGAAGACCATATTCTGAAATGGAATTCAAAGGAATAAAGATTTGGCTAATTTTGTTGAAGTTATAGGTGGTCGTAAGTCACAGCATCATTATGCTTATAGCATAGTAGATTTTTGCATTGGAAAACTAATGCCAAGAATGCAAACACTCGATATTACTATTAAATTTACTAGACTTAAAGATGCAATGGGCTATTGTCTTTCACAAGATAAACGTACATTTGAAATAGAAGTTGATAGTAGAGCATGTTTAAAAGAACAGTTACGAACAATTGCACATGAAATGGTGCATGTAAAACAATATGCTCGGGGTGAATTAGGTAGTGAGTTATCAACCTGGTATAATAAATCATATAATACAGATAAAGTTGATTACTGGGAACGTCCATGGGAGATTGAAGCACATGGTTGGGAATTAGGACTTTTTATTAATTGGACTATACGAGAAGAATTAAACCACAAAACCTGGACCACGATACCTTTAGCTTAGTTTTAATTCCTCGATAAATACATTGAGGAATCATTAATGCCCAGATTAAGTTTATATCATCCGCAGAGAACAAACGACTATAAGTTTATGGATAGAACTATAGCCGAAATGTATACCGTCGGTGGTATTGACATTTACATACACAAGTACTTAGGGCCTAAAACTGGAGGCGACGATAGCTCAGGAAGTGGCAATGCTGATGCCACTCAACCAATTTACAGCACCGAAGATCCTCTTTTTATACAAGATTTATTTTTATTAGAAAACAGAGATCGAGCCTACGATCAAGATATTTACGAACTGCGTGGCGTTTATAATACACAAGATATTGATTTTGATTTAAGTCAATTTGGATTGTTTATTGCAAACGATACTTTGTTTATTACATTTCATTACAATAACATGATAGATACTATTGGTCGTAAATTAATGAACGGCGATGTTATTGAGGTGCCTAATTTAAGAGATCGTGATCCACTTGATACTTCAATAGCAAAAGCTATTCCTAGATATTACGTAATACAAGATGCAGCATTAGCAAGCGAAGGATTTAGTCAAACTTGGCAACCCCACCTGTGGCGTGTAAAATGTACACCAATGGTAAACCAGCAAGAGTTTCAAGATGTACTTAAAAATCCATTTGTTAGTGAACAAATTTGGGATAATGGAAACTTTTACCCTAGTGGTAGTCTTGTAAACTACGGTGATGTATACTATACTGCTCGAAAAGATGTTCCAGTTGGTACAGATATATCCAATACCGAATATTGGTTAGAAACTACTGTTCCTACTAGTGACACTAAAATTACTACTCGTGTTAAAGATTACGAAATCAATGATGCTGTACTACTACAAGCCGAAGTTGAGGTGCCACTTAGTGGGTATGATACTGTAAAGTTTTATATTGCCCCTACTAATCCAGATGGTACTCCTGGTAATCCAAATGCAATACTTGCTGACACTACACAAGAAACTACTGATACTACTGGCACACTAGCAAGTAATGATGGTGCAACCCCACGTAGTGAAGGATACACACTTGGTTATATGACTGGTACTGACATGGCACCAAACGGGTTACCGGTTACTCCTGGTACTAGTTTTCCAGTTAGTCCTAAGAGTGGTGATTATGCATTAAGACTTGATTATTATCCAAATAGATTGTTTAGATATAGCGGAAAGAGATGGGTTAAAATTGAAGATGATATACGCACAGACCTAACTAATGGTCCACAAAATAAAACACTAAGAAGTAGTTTTGTCAATGATACAAGTCAAACACAAACAACTGACCGAGGTAAAATGAATACACGCCAAAGCCTTAGTGAAGTGCTCCGGCCTAAGGCCGATAACGGAGGATAAATGGCATATCAGCAATACTTTTATGACGAACAAATTCGTAGATTCTTGTTGCAATTTGCTAGAATTTTTAGTCAGTTTCAAGTAGAATATGGTAAAACTGAAGCAGGGGAAGAAACCCTGTTACGTGTACCAGTGCGTTACGGTGATTCAAGCCGAAATGCACAAACTATAATACAAAACAATAGTGCAAATTTTATGCCTAGTTGTCCGTTAATAACTTTTCATATATCTGGACTTGACTACGATAGACCAAGAATGCAAGAGCCTTACTTTGTAGAGAAACAAAATGTAAGGCAACGTACATACGACAGCGATATAGATGAGTACGAAGTTACACAAGGAAATGCATTTACTATTGAGAAGTTAATGCCTGTGCCTTATCGATTAACGCTTAGTACTGACATATGGACCAGCAATACAAATCAAAAATTTCAAATATTTGAACAAATTGCTACTTTGTTTAATCCTGCACTTGAAATACAAAGTACCGATAACTTTATTGATTGGACAAGTTTAACTGTGGTTGAATTACAAGATGTCAACTGGAGTAGTAGAACTATTCCTACTGGCGATAATGATTCAATTGATATTATGACTATGCGTTTTCAATTACCTATCTGGATTAGCAGTCCAACCAAAGTTAAAAAACTTGGGGTTGTTGAAAAAATAATTGCAAGCGTATACGACAGCGGTATTGATGCCAGAGATGCTATTGGTGATAATGATTTGTTGCTAGGCACAAGACAAAAATTTACACCTTTTGGTTACCAAACAATATTAATTGGTAACAAACTACAAGCACTAAAATCACAAACACCTAACAATAATCCAGTTAATGATAACACTAAACCGCCGGAAACATTAGATGTTATTCAAGACTGGAGAGCTATTGTTGAACTCTATGGTACACTACGTCCAGGTATTAGCCAAATACGATTAACTAATAACTGGGACGATAGCGAAATTGTAGGGACTATTAGTTACGACCCAACTGATCAACGTTTCTTATTATTTTCAGTTGATAGTGATACTATTCCACAAAATACATTAGAAGCTGTCAACAGTGTTATTGATCCTTTTATTACTGCACCTGATATTGGGTTACCAGCTGCTACAGTAGGTCAACGTTATCTAATACTTCAAAGCATAGGTGATTCTTCTAGCACAGGTCCAACTTCGACTACAGCATGGGGAAATTTAGTTGCAAGTGCTAATAGTATTATTGAATATAACGGCACGAGTTGGACTATTTCGTTTAATTCTGATCATCAAAATACTAATATACAATATGTAAGTAATGTTACAACTTCATTGCAATATCGCTGGACAACCACTGAGTGGGTTAAAAGCTATGAAGGATTTTACGGAGGCGGAGATTGGAGCTTGGTGCTGTGAACGCTGTTGGTGTTTTATTTTATTGTGTTACAACTAGCCGTCATTTATACTTAATGAGAGCCGATAAAAAGTACAAACAAACCTGGGGTCTCCCAGGTGGTAAAATTGAAGCAGGTGAAAGTTTACTTGCTGCCATTGAACGAGAGTGTACTGAAGAACTTGGCGGAATGCCAGATTACATAAACTTAATACCCATTGAGAAATTTACAACAAAAGATGATGTTTTTTGTTATCATACATTCATATGCTGTGTTGAAAAAGAATGGTTGCCAACATTAAATAACGAGCATATTGGATATGCTTGGGTGGATAATAATATTGTTCCAAAACCATTACATCCTGGACTTTGGAATACTATTAATTTTGATACTATTAAAGATAAGATTACTATTATTACTGATGTATTTTCTCAATATCGTAAAGACTAACTCATCATACCAATATCACAATGGCTAATAAACTCATCATGTGACATCATATTAAAGTTGGGATTCATTTTCCAACTTGGTTCAACACTCCCTGGATATCCTACATAATTAAAAGTAGTTCCAAGATAGTTTTGCATAATTTTATTAAATTGGTTAACCCAGTTTACAGATTGATTGTCGTCTTTTTGACACCCTATTAAAAATATTTCTTTGTGTCCATCAAAACTTGCTAAAAATATCATAGTTGTAATATGATCTAAGAATGGAGAATACGGAACATTATATAATTTACCAGGGTGCAACAGTAAGTTTTTGGTATTTGCATATATAATAGTATGGTCGCTGTATCCAGTTTCAATCATTTCGTTTAAAGTTGCAGAATCGTTGTCGTAATAAAAATTGGTGGTACATTCTTTCCAAATACCGCCGGTACCGTATAACTGTAATCTTTGGCTGCCAAAAAGTCCGCCTACATGTGATTCAAACAAATAAAAAGGAAGTTTTTTTGTATCAAGATTACTACCAATTATTGCAGCTCTACCACTAATGTGTTGATTTTGAATAGGATTGGGTATCCATTCTCTTTCTTGTATTTTTTTGCCGTCTCTAAAAGTAGTACGTGTAACCACGTACTCACCGTCGTAATCTCTACGAAAAGATCCTATAGACATATTTTATACTTTACCTACTACAATTTCAATTAAGCCAATCTGTTCAAAATCATCATAGCTTTCAAGTGCTTTACCAATAATACAACCAGGTGTATATGTGTCAATATTATATGCTATTGCAACTCCTGGTGTTGCACTACACACAAGCCTGTCACCTTTATTAATTTTACCTAAAACTTTACAAGACACTCTTCCTAATAATGCTAATGCTACTCTAGTATCACTTTGTTCACCGCTATTCATGAGAAATGCAGGACTTTCACTTACTACTCCAGCAGAACGTGAATCTGACTGTATAGTTGTTGTTGTAACTTCGTGTTCTCCACCAAATACAAGTACAGTACCTACATCATAATTCTCATCTGCAATATAGTACTCAGCAACGTCAGCGTATTGTGCAGATGTTGCCAACGCATGAACAGTATTAAATTGAGTAGTTGAACTACCAATGTTACCAAGAGCATTTGCTGCGCCGCATACTATATTACCCACTGTTAAATTACTAATACCAATATCAATTGCACCAAAGTTAGCAGTAATACTACCTGAATCAAGTGCACCAACTCCAGTAATACCGCCTTGAACTGGAGTTATAACGTTACCTGTATAATTAGCACCGGTAATATTACCTGTTGTAATAATGTTACCAGTCATGCTAGCTAAATTACCAGTGTAGGTTGGCAAAAATGCTTGAACATCACTATTACTGTATCCCGCTGGTAACCCAGTAATAGCACTTCCGTTACCTAATAAAAATGCACCAGCAATATTTCCAGATGATGTAATATTTCCAGTCGCAACAACTTGTGCTCCAGTAATTAAATTACCACCAGTAATGTTTCCAGTTGCTGTTAATGTTGTGCTAAATGATCCTGACGTTGCGCCTGTAATGGCTCCACTTGTAATGCTAGCAGTACCATCGGTTAATGTGCCAAGTGTTGCTGTGCCACTACCTGTTATGTTAACAAGACCTGTTAACGAACCACTAGATAAACTTGCAGTTCCATCAGTTAATGTGGCTCCTGTTACAGTACCTGTTGCTGTTAATCCTGTTGAGCTTGCTAATCCTGTTGAGCTAGTAGTTAATATCAAAGTACCATTAACAAAACTAGTAACATTTCCATTGCTGGTTAACACTGCTACATTACTTGTACCATTAGCAATAATAGCACTACCACTAGTTATACTATCAGTTACAAATTGTGATGTTGCTATATTACTTCCGCCAGCAGTAGATCCATCATGTATGCGTAAAGTTTTAGCAGTTGTATCAACTGTTATTTCACCAACAGCACCTGTAAATGCATTATTTTCAGTGCCGGTGCCTCGTCTATATTGGACCTGTGTAGCCATATTATCTTACTCCAATTACTGCTTCTACTGTACCAGTTCTGCCACTAAAGTTTTCTAATGACTTACCTAATACTCTACCTGCAGATGCATTGTTATTTACTCTCGCATGTCCGTCGGCGCCAGTAACTAAAATATCACCTTTTGAAATTTCAGGACCAATAACCTTAACTGGCACTCTTCCTACTAGGGCTACTGTTGCAACATGTTCTGATTTTAAATCAGCGTTCATTAAATAACTTGGTTTGTCGCTAATTACTCCAGCTACTCTATGATCGTCATCAAAATCACAGGCTGTAACTTCTTCGTCTCCACCAAACACAACTACTGTTCCTGTTGGGTATGTTTTATCTGCTGTATATTTTTCTGCAAGGTCAGCGTATTGAGCACTAGTGGCTTTAGCATGCACAGTATTAAATGCACTACCAGTTTCACCAAGATTACCAGTACCATTACTAAGTTTGTTGTTTATTCCACCAGAATGAATTTCAATTACAGTTGCACCACCAATATTTCCCATAATATTTCCACCTGAGGAAATAACAGTCATGTCACTTGTGCCGCTGGTTATAGCAGTTGCATCAATCCCAGTTAACTGCGATCCACTACCATAATAAGTAGTAGCATGTACTTCAGCCCATTTTAATGAAGTAGTACCTAAGTCTTGTGTATTATCTGCCCCAGGTGATATCGTATCAGCTGTTATTGTAGCAATTAACGTTCCACCACGTGTTAGTGTGATATCAGCATTTGCCGCAGTAGCTACGCTCGTTGTACCGTTTTGAATTGCAGTTGCATCAATACCAGTTAATAAACTGCCATCACCTTTAAAGATTGCACCTTGGATGTTTCCTGATGCAACAATACCCGTAGTGCCGTCTAATGTAATTGCCATATTCTGTCCTTTTGCTTATCGTATTTAGCTTAAAGTTGCGACCTTCAGTGTACTGGAATCGGGTATAGTTATGCTTCCTGAATCTCCAATTGTTGCACTATCAAACAAAAAACTTGCACTACTACTATCAACTGTAATATCAGTATCATAGGAGTCAGGTTGAGTTAAAAGTGCTCCAGCTGCTGAAGTTATTGTTACAGTTTTAGCACTATTATCGGCTGTCACTGTAACATTAGTCCCACCAACAATTTCTATAGTATCGGCTACACTATCAGCAACAACATTAGTACCACCACCAATTACAGTTCCAAAACTATGACTATAATTTTTTTCAAATGTTAATGCAGTTGTGCCAACAACAATTATACCGTTTGTTGTTAATTTCCATTGTGTGTCTGCATACAAAGTTCCTTCTGAGATCATAACAACTAATCCAGCTTGTATTTCTCCATTTTCATTAGCATCACTAGTACGTACCCATGTTCCGTTACTACCGGTTCCTAATGTAAGTACTTTGTAAATTCCATTTTCACTACCAGTTGTTTGTCCGTTTACTAAAACACGATCAAATCTTACTAA